CAACCGATATGCTTGACGGTATGGGATCAATCGGATAGACAGCCATCCTCATCCTCGACGTTAGCGCAGGGCCTGTAACGTCCGCGCAATGCGCGAACCTGATCCTTGACTTATTTCATTCAGAACTTCGTTGATAATGACAGATCTTCCGAGGGCACGTTCCCGCGCCGCCTCTTGTTCGGCCACAGCTCTGTTGGGCACGTTAATGACCGTGACGCCTGCAGCTTGGCCGCCGGCCGTTGGACCGGCCTGCATCGTGCCACTCATCAGCGCTTGCATCTGGGGCCGATTCAAGACGTATTCAGGATTCATCGCTGGATTTTCACCCGCAAGGATCATCGTGGGCTTATTAATGATGCCCCCGTGTTGCAATCCGCTGCCGCTCCAATTGCCCCCGACACCGGCCGCAATGGACCCGGTCGTCGCCCCCCCCGTGACCCCGCCGGTCACCCCTGGGGCAAAGACCGCGCCAATCGCCGTAATGCCGAGCCGAATCAGCGTGCGAAAGCCCTCGTTGAGGGCAATCTGGGCGACTGAATCGAGAATACTCTTGGCCATGAGCCGGAAGGCATCGCTCACGCGTTGTGTGCCATCAATAATGCTTTGGAGGCCCTGGGTGAGCGTCTGTGCGGCAGCATCGCCAATGCGCTCGGTGGCTTGCATGATCTCGTTAAAGCGCACTTGCGCGGTAATGGCTTGGAGGCGCGCTTCGCGCTCGGGGGTCACCTCTACGCCTTGCCGCCGCGCTTGTTCGCGCAAGCGCAGTTCCGGGCGTTCCTCACGGGGTGCACGCAACCGCTCCAGTTGCTCGGTCAGCGTCACGTCAAAGGCCGTACTGGCTCTGGCCTCTTTCATGGCCTCCAGTCCTGCCCGTTCACTGGCAGCGGCCTGCCGCTTTAAATCCACGATCTGGGCTTCGATCGTCGCCACATCGCGAACTACCTGGAGCCGCTCCTCCGCCTGTGCCTGGAGGGGCGTCCCGGCAAACCGAGCGGCTTCTTCTTCGGCACGGGCGAGATCACTGGCTTCCTTGGTCACAAAGCCATACGAGCGGGCGAGATCGTTAAGCGTACTCATCTGCTTGGCCAGGGCGGTGGTATAGGCTTCCTGCGCTTGGACATCGGTCGCCTGGGTAAGGGCGTCGCGCTGACCGCGCAACCGCGCTAAGGCGGCAGGGTCTGCCGCCTGCAGGGGCTTCGAAGTTTCAAAGGTGCGAATCTGGGTATCGAGTTCCTTTTGCATGGCGGCGCCCGCCACACGTACCCGACTGGCGGCCTCTTCCGCCAGGTTCTCCGTGGGCCGGCGCACAAAGGCCCCGAGGCGTTCTTCAAAGGCTTGCAGCGCACTGACCTGAGCGGGCACGCGCTCCCGCTGCGCTTCCAGTTCACGCGCCGCACGGGCACGCGCTTGCTCCGCCTCCTTGAGGCGATCCACCGTCTGCGCGGCCTTGGCGTAGGCCTGATCGAGGAGCCCCAGATTTTTTAGTTGTTCCTGAATAGCTGGGGTCAGTGTGACATTGGCGGGCCGGAGGTTGAGCGTCGCTGTGAGTTTCTCAGTTTCCTGTTCGAGCAACTGTTGACGGCGCTTGGCAAACTCGGCCTGTTGTTCCGGCGTGCCAGTCGGACTCCCAAAGACATTGGGGGCTTTTCGGGAAGATTCGGCAAGGTCGGCCTCTTTCTTCCGAACCTCTTCCAGTTGCCGCGTAATCGTCTGAAGGAACGCCGCCTCCTGCTCGCGGGCAGATTTAGTCCGGTTCGCCTCTTCGGTGAGTTTTTGTTGTTCAGCAGTCTCGTTCTTTGTCCCTTGGATCACTTCGAGGAGGGTGTCGAGCTCTTCCTTGGCCCGCTGAACCATCCCCTCGCGCTGCTCACGCAGTGGTCCGGGGACCGCCGTGGCCGCTTGCTGCTCTAACCGCGCAATCACGCCGCGCAGGCGTTGCACCTCACGCTCTTGATCCGGCGTGCCGGCAATTTCTTGTGCCATATTGGGAGCGAGGCGGGTGTCACGGCGCCCGCCCGCCAGCGCAAGGAGCGCCGTCGCCGTATCGAGAATGCCGGTAGCAATCTTGGCGAGGCGTTCAAGTTCGGGCAGGACATTGGCCCCCAGAGCATCTTTAAAGGCAATGAGTGCGTTCCCGAGCCGATTAAACGCTTGCTGCGCCCCATCGGCCATCTTGCCACTCGCCGCCTGCATGTCTTCTAAGCCGCGCGTAAAGGCCAGGGCAAAGGGCACAAAGCGCAGGGTGCCCGTTTCCACCAGCTTGGTCACCTGTTCCGTCGTATAGCCCATGCCTCGGGCCAGGGCTGCCAGAGCCGTAGGCAGCGCTTCGCCGAGTTGCTGGCGGAGCTCTTCCATCGACACGACGCCCTTACTGGCCGTCTGAGCGAGCGCCGTAATGATCCGGCCCAGTTCGTCATTGCTCGCGCCGACGCGCCGCGCTTCGTTCGAGACGGCAGTCAGTAACCGCCGTTGATCTTCCAGGGGCAAATTGGCCTGGGTGGCGGCGGCCGTCAGTTGCCGCCAGCCGCGGGCGAGTGGTTCAAAGGCGACGCCGAGGGCCTGTGCCGTTTGAAAGAGTTGGGCAAATTGTTGTTGCCCCGCACCAATGCCTCCACCCAAGGCGGCAAGCGAGGCACGCAGGGATTGCATGCGAGTGGCGACATCGATCGCACTGACGGCAAATTCTTTGAGTTGGCTGACGATCGCGCCCAAACTCGTGGCAATGCCGATGCCGCCGGCCACACTGAGGGCCGTCTGCAAGGCACTCCCAGAAGCCTGCGCGGCCGTAGTGGTCTGCTGCACCTGACTGGCAAGTTGGGCCTGGCGCTGCGTCAGTTGCTGGGTCGCCTGTTGGGCCTGCGTAAAGGCTTGCGCTTGCTGCTGGAAAGCTTGGGCTTGTTGGCGAACGGCCTGGGCCTGTTGCTGGACGGCTTGCGTGAGTTGCTGGAGGGCTTGCGCCTGCTGGCGTGTCGCTTGGCCCGCCTGCGATGACGCCTGGCTCTGTTGTTGGACCGCTTGGGCCTGTTGCTGGACGGCTTGCGTGAGTTGCTGGAGCGCCTGGACGTGTTGCTGCGTCGCTTGCTGGCTGCTCGCCTGTTGCTGACGCACCTGGCCCATGGTCTGCGCGAGTTGCGTGAGACGCTGCTGAGCCTGCGTCAGCGCCTGGTCAAAGCCGCTGGCATCTAGTCTTAATCGGGCTACTACATCACCGACTAATAGCTCTGCCATTTAAATCGCTATCCTTCCCACTTTTCTGCTATACTCAGGGGGTACGGCTAGGGATTGCAACCCGAGAAGCTCGTTTCCGGCGAGTTGCCGTATCCATCGCACCGGAACCAACAACCGGAGGTTGGTCTCATGCCATCGAAACGTCCGAAGACCCCTGAACAACTGGAAGCTCATCGACAGTATCAACGCCAATGGGCACGTGACCATGCGGCGCAGAGCAAAGCCTATCGTGACGCGCATAAGGAAACGATCCGCGCAAACGATGCACGCTACTATGCGGCCAACCGAGAAGCCCTTCTTGCACAAGCCAAGGAATACCGAGATGCCCATAAGGAAGAAAGGAGCGCCAAGCACCGTGAGTGGTGGGCTGCCAATCGTGAAGAAATCCGCTTGAAACGCAATGCTGCTTATCAAGCCAACCGTGAAAAAATACAGGAACAACATCGGCAGTCGTATCAAAAGCATAAAGAAGCACGCGATGCGGCAAATCGTGCCTGGGCGGAAACACATCCAGACGACATACGGGCAATCAAAGCGAAGTATCGAGAAACGCATCGAGAAGAGTTGCGTGCCCAAGGACGTGCCTATAGCGCTGCTCGCTATGCGCAAGACCCAGAAAAAGCGCGCCAAGAGGCGAGAGCCCATCACGCGAAACATCGTGACACTATCAATGCACGAGCACGTCAATACCGCGCAGAGAATCCCGATACGACGAAGGAAACCCAGCGTCGTTTTCGACAAAACCATCCTGGCTATGACCGTGCCTGGAATCAAACGCATCCTGAAGTTCGTCAGATAAATCAAGAAAGATATCGAGTACGCAAAGCTGCTACCGCAATTAATGACTTTACCCGTGCGCAATGGGAAGCTATGAAACAGCATTATGGCCATCGCTGTGTGTATTGCGGACGCAAGATGAAACGCTTGACTATGGACCATCTCACACCAATTTCAAAAGGCGGCAACCATACCGCCAGCAACATAGTACCGGCCTGCCAATCCTGTAATTCGACCAAGGGCAACAGAACCGTACTAAAACCTGTGCAACCGTTGTTGCTGATTCCTGGCTAATCAGCCTTTCTCTCCCCATTCGCGGTATACAAGCTATGCAGTATCCCGATCCGCTCCTCGATCTCCTCCAACCGAGGAGGCGGGGGAGGCGGCGCGGGTGGTTCGGGATACCCTAAGACCGCCAGCATGTCCTCGAGCGTAAACGGCTCGCGGCGCTGATCCGTATCCCGGTGCACGTTCCAATACGCTTGCAGGAGCATCGCCATCGGTCGCACCTGCCGCTGCTGTTGCCGCCAGTACGCCTCGGCCAGCAGGTGCCCTTCGAGAAACGTCATGCGCCAGAACTCGCCGTCGCTGACACCAAGGCAGGTCCGTTCAAAGGCCCAGAGCTTGCCCCAGTCGATTCGGCCAAAGGGTCGCTGTCTGTCGCCTCAGCCGTGACGGCCTCCACGACCACTTGCGGGCTCGCATGGCTCCAGGCTTGGAGGATGAGCCCGACATAGGGGATGAGTCCCGTGGGGTCCGCATAGGGCAAGGACTCTTCCACTTGCGTGAGCGTCAACGCGGGGTCCTCATGCAGGCAGCCTTGGTGGAGCAGGACGGCAATATTAATATAACTTAGTTTACTTAGATCATTATCCAACAACATTTCACTGAGCCGCCGCACGGCCTCAAAAAACGTGTAGTCGCGGCCCCAGATCCGTGTGAGGGCCAACTCAATGTTCTTGACCGCCGCCCTCGTAAAGAGTAGATGCCGGGGCTTATCGAGCGTGACATCTACCAACGGAATGATCGAAGGCATACAATACTTTCTATGCTTGCATCATACATATGATGTCAGTATAATAAATGCCTATGAAGCGTATAACCGTCATGCTAAGTCTTCCACAATTTCAGGCACTGACGACTCTGGCCAAACGACACGGCCTTTCCTTTTCTGAGATGTTGCGGAGGGTCATAGATGCCTATTTAGAACAGCATAAAGATGCGTAGGCTCAACCCCCGCTTGGGTTATCTAAGCCAGGGTACGCTCTGGTATGTTTTGCTACGTTAAGCTCTGACAAGCTTTGCTCTGTTAGGTTTCGTTTTGTTTCGCTAGGCCAGGCTATGCTCCTTGTGTCGCCGCCAGCTTATAGATTTTAGGCTTTGCCCTGTTAGGTTAGGCTCCGTTGCGCTGCGATCTGCTAGGCTTCGATGCGCTACTCTGTGATGCGTTCAGCTTGGCTGCGTTGTGCTCCGGTTGCCTCTGTTGTGTAAAGCTTGGTTCAGCTCCGTTGTGTTATGCTGAGCTTGGTTATGCTATGCCCTTATGCGTTCGGTCCCGCTACGCTAGGCTTCACTAAGTCGTGCTCTGCTTTGTTTAGGTACATTTTATGCTCTATGATGAATCCCACTATGCCAGCCCCTATTGGCGGACTATTCGTGCGCAGTGCCTTGCCCGTGATAATTACCGCTGCCGTCTCTGTAATAGCGATGAGACATTACAAGCCCATCACCGCACCTATGAACGCTTCGGAAAGGAGGAGCTAAACGACCTAACAACGCTCTGTGTCCCCTGTCATGACCTTGTGACGGATCACCAACGTCGTCTCCGCTACACAACGAGGGAGTTACCACCTGTGCAAGAGGTGGCACCGCCTCATGTTGTGCATATGTTTGGCTCCTCCTATCAGGAGATTGCTTGTGAAACAGACTGCGAAATACCATCTCGAAGGCGTGGCCCCACTCTTGATGCACAATGGGCAATTGTCCGATCCGCTCAATCAATGGACCAAAGCTATCAAAAAGATCACGGACAAACGCAAGAAGACGGAAGCCGATCACGAAGAAATCGGACACCTGGAATGGCTGGGCAGCCTTTATCTGCACAATGGCCAACCGTGCATTCCGCGCGAAGCGATCAAAGCTACACTCCTGCGTGCAGCGATGACTCTCAAAAAAGGCCCCAAGGTGAAACCGGGCCTTGTGGCTGAAGAACACGCCACACTTCTCTACGATGGTCCCTCTGATCCGCAGACGCTGTACCAAGATGCCGACTTTATCTATCGCACGACGAAGAGTATGCGCGGCCAACGCGTACTGCGTACTCGTCCGATCTTCTTTCCCTGGAGTACGCAAATCCAACTCGCCTTTAACGACGAGCTGTTGAATCCCGGCGAAGTGGATGAGTTGGTTGTCATTGCCGGGACGAGTATTGGCATCTTGGAAGAACGGCCCGAATATGGGCGGTTCACGATGCATAAACTCTAAGCCAGGCTACATTCCCTTGTGCCAAGTCGGGCTGCGGCTTGCTCCGGTGAGCTGCGGCTC